TATTTTACGGTCGAGTACACTGTCCAAACCGGGGGGGTGCACCTCTATATTATATATAGGTGTTTACACACCCCCATGCAAGCATGTACACACCCCTGTGTGGTGAGGCGCTACGCTTACGCCTCGCCCACACACAGGAGTGGTCATACATGCACCGCGCGAGAGGAGGTAAAAAATGAAATTTGGAAATAATTTAAACTATGACTTTTTAAACGCAGCAAAATATATGCCTATGTTGAGACATAAAAAAATAAATATGCAATTCGATATAAGAAAAAGCGAAGCTGCAAAATGGATTTGTTCACAGCCGGAAGTGTTGCAAAAAATTTTTGATATGGCAAGAAGAAAAGGATTAATCGAATACGACTCTGAAACAAATACTTGGAAAGGGATTGATTATCATGATTGAATTTTTTATGGCGATGATTCCGCCGACAAAAACACATCAGGAAAAACGAGCGACAATTTGCTCAGATAGAAAAATTAGATTTTACGAAGATGAGGAACTAAAAGCAGTAAGGCAAAAACTAAAAGCTCACCTGGCAAAATTTAGACCCAATAGAAAAGCAGTAGGTCCGGTAAGGCTCGTAGTGAAATGGTGTTTCCCAATTAAGGGCAAGCACAAAAACGGCGAGTGGAAAATAACTAGGCCTGATGTGGATAACTCAAACAAGCTTTTACAAGACTGCATGACTGACCTGGGCTTTTGGAAAGATGATGCGCAGGTAGCAAGTCTGATCTGTGAAAAGTTTTGGGCAGTGATACCAGGTATATGGATAAGAGTTGAGGAGCTGGACAATGATACGAACTAAGAAAAGCAAAAAGCAAAAAAGACCAATCGAGCAGGTCCCTCGTTTCGAAATCATAAAACTGCAAAACCTGCTGCACATATCAATCATGGTGCGAGTTTTATGGACTGTCTACGGATGGAGGGAAAAACGAATCGGATATTTCCTCGAAGCATACATGAGTTTGCTCGGATAGGTATGGGACCAGAGGTGCACGGTCAATCAGATGATAGACGGTACGAAAGACATGACTGGTCACGACATAAGGCAGCTAGTAGACGACATGATTAAGTATGGGAGGTAGCAATGAAGTGCGAACTATGTGGAAAACGAATCAACGAATACGGCAAGTACAGTGCAGTTATAGGCAACAAGGAAGTAAATCTCTGTATATGGTGCTACAAGAA